CCCGGTTCTACCGGGCGTCCCATTAGGTCGCTCTCTAACTTGTTTGTTAGGAGGTTCCTATGAGCATAACGAGGACTTATCCTCATATATGGCGTTTCGCCAGTTTGCATCAGGCCTACAACACTGACGGGACCCCTGCTGGGGCACCCGTAAAGCTGAACAGGACTCTGACATCAAACTCGGATGTTACGTACGGTAATAACTTTAAGGACTGGAGGCAGCGTTTAGCCAACGGTTCTGATTGTACTACCGGTCTCACGGGACACCGACGTGGCAACATCGTACAGCGTGGAGGTTCGGTGACACAGTTTAACGTTGGAAAACGTAAAGATGTGTTTACCGGTGACCTTGCGCTTACTAGTAACTTGACGCGGTTTGTTGACCCGTCTACTAGTACCGATGCTGTCGCAAACACGCGAGCAAAATCGAAGTTTTTATCGCACTATATCAAGGCGCGCGACGACTGGCGTGGTGGCAACTTTCTTGCTGAGGTCCGCGAAACGCTTCATGCGCTTCGTAACCCTGTCAAATCGTTGTACCAAGCTACGTGGTCGCACGTCGGGAAGATAGGCAAGCTTCGGAAAATCTACAAGAAGGACCCGGTTTTTCTACGGAAACATCTTGCAGACGCTCACTTAGGGTACACTTTCGGGATAAGACCTCTCGTTAGTGATATAAACGATGCAACTGTTGCATTCAACAATGTTGGCAGCCACGAGGGTGCGCACGATACCCACCGTGTTAGTGGATTCGGACGTAATACCTCTATAGCTACTAGCAGTGTGCCTGCAGATGCATTCGGTTATGCTTCCACGTCTGTGGATTTAGCATGGGAGAGTCGTGTAAAAAACGACAATACTGTGCGATACACAGCTGGAATACGAGCGACCTCAGGGACGAACAGACAAGACCTTCAAAGGATTGGGATGGACATTTTTGATGTCCCTTCTGCTCTCTGGGAGGCTACTTGGATGTCGTTTCTTGTCGATTATTTCGCCAACGTTGGTGAGATGATTGACAGTTGGAGGTTGTGGGACGCGAATGTGAGTTGGTGTAAGGTTACTGTGAGAAACAGTACCACCGTCAACGTCACAAATCTTCACGTTGTTCCACACCCTACAACTCCCTTCTATACATACTCAGTAGGAGGGAACCCAGGGTTTTATGGGTTGTCCCAGTACGTTTCTCGTGCTGCGACTTCAATCCCCTATCCTGACTTTCACTTCCAAATGCCTGGCTTTCCTGACATGAGGTGGCTCAACGTTTCAGCGTTGGCTTCCCAAATGTTTGGTAAAGGCAGGATAAAAGGAGTGGATACTCAGTCGGGGTCCTATAGGCGGTGATTCTCACCTCTTTAACCGTTCCAACCACAAGGACATTATCCTATGTCTATCGCATGGACAACCCCAATTACGGGGCAGCCTCAAACGGGTTTTACAAGCCCGACATACACCACGACGACTGACACGGCCCCTGCCGGTAATCCCGGCAAGCAAGTCGCTGTCACCGCTCTTGGTGGCACCCAGTCGGGAGTCACGGTTCATTCCGTTGCCTCTCCGTTCACGCTCAACTTCACCAGACCGGCGAATCTCCGAGTTCTCGGGAATCCAAATCCGGTGACCGGCGTGATTACACAGGTACCTACCAACACGTACAAGCTGATTACTCGAAAAGGGGTTTTGCCTCTTACGGGTCAGCCCTATAAGGTCATGGTCATCACGACCACGATTGACGTGCCGGCAGGTAGTGATACTGCTGACGCCGCAAATATCCGCGGCGCCCTCAGTGCTCACTTCGGTTCACTTGTCCAGCAGTCTGCTGGATTCGGTGACCTGACCATCAATGGCGTACTCTAAAGCGAGTGCTACCGTTTGATTGGAAGACCTGTGTATGTGTGAATAACCTAACCGCAACTCTCAAAGGAGTCCTTTCATGAAGTGTCAATTTGTAAGCAATAGTTCGTCTTTAGACGGTTCTCGCCATACGGTTAGCATATCATCGAAAGGTGCGGCTGACCTCTGCGAAATCCTTTTATGGGGGAAGAGTGCTTCATCTTTTCGGATTTTTATCCCTAGAGATGACATCCTCCTTGGTGATTGGATGACGCTTTGGATGAGCGATGCTCACACCTCTTCTTGCGTGGCGGAAGCCAGGCAGGATCTTGGTGTGGTCATCGGTATATTACGTAGCAATGCTAGCTGGAAGACGAAAGTCGAGCAGCTTAAGTGTTGTTACGTAACATGCAATGAGATCTGCGATTACCTTCGCGGTGATTAACGATCTCTACTCGGGTTATTCTTAAATCTGGAGTGCTTTTATGCGCTTTAACGCTGAAATGCTACAACAGAGTCTACATCATGACCTGTCGGCACATATTGACGTCAGTTTACCTTCCTGGTCAATTGACGATTCTCCTATGCAGGTAGCTTGCTATCGGCAGAAAGAGAGCCTGTTGAAGAAATTCAATCAGGAGCTCCATCCCTCAGAAAACGCGTGTCGAGCGGCCTTGGAAAAATTCTTGGCCGTTAACGAGCGCGTTTCGAACTGGGAGTTGCAGCTCAATCATGTGCAGCCTGACTGGGAGCTCCTCGGCATGCTGAAAAGCGAGCTTAAGGAGTTCTTGGATCCCTCGAACGAGGGTCCCATCTACTCGGATTACCAACTCATGTTTGAGCTTGGCTATGCCGGGCCAGGAGCGTCTTTAGGAGCTCTTGGGTGTGATTTTTACACTAAGATGTTTGCATCTAGGCTGACTTCTACCGACGGTCTCTCCGATGTTTGGAGCACTTTGGTTCACCGAAATCCACAGTTTAGGGAAGCATATAGCGACCCCTCTAGCGATAAGGTGATACGGGTGGTAGACCACAACAAACTTAGCTTCGTGAATAAGAACCAGGACATTGCGAGGACTATCTGTACCGAGCCATCCGTTAACATGTGGATGCAACTCGGCCTAGGTAGTATCATACATACCCGTTTACGGCGCGTGTATGGAATTGACTTCTCGTACCAACAAGAAGTTAATCGTCGCATGGCGAAGTTAAGCTCTCTCCTAGATCATAATGTTACAATTGATCTCGAGAGCGCTTCGGACTCCTTAGGTCTTCGTATGATGGATGAAGTGTTCCCGAAAGGTTTTATGGGAATGCTTCGCCGTCTCCGTTCTCCTAAGTGCCGGCTACCAGACGGTAGCTTCGTCCAGCTTGGAATGGTGTCGACTATGGGAAATGGTTTTACGTTCCCACTGCAGACACTGCTCTTTGCTGCATCCTGTGCGGTCGTTCTTCGCTACCTTGGAATCCCTTGTAATTCAAAAGGGTGGTGCGAGCAAAGAAATATGAGCGTCTATGGTGATGATATCATCATCGACAATCGTGCTTCTCGCTTGCTTATCCACCTTTTGGGACTTCTTGGCTTTGTGGTGAACAGCCGTAAGACCTATGTTGAGGGTCCGTTCAGAGAATCCTGCGGCGTCGACTGCTTTTTAGGGCACGACGTCCGACCTGTGTACTTGAAAAGTCTCAGGTCGTTGCAAGATTCTTTCGTAGCTGTCAACAAGCTCATCCTATGGTCAGCTAAAACAGGTGTGTCATTGCGACATACCGTCTCTTACGTCCTCCAGTGTTTCTCTGGGGCCCGTAATTGTCTGGTTCCACCAGATGAAGATGACAGTAGTGGCATCAAGGTGCCAAGGGAACTCATCAATTCAGCTCAGCGAGCTGTTAAGAGGAGTTTTGGTCTGCTACGTTACGTCGCTTCTGTACCCGAGTTTTATGGGTATAAGATCGATCTTGACGCTTGTAGGCTAGTGAGACACCCCGCAAAAGCCGAGTACCTGCCTTCGGGCTTGTACTTATCCTTCCTTGGTGGCTTCGTAAGAGGCTATCGTTTGAAGGTTGCTGGGAGCTACGTTACCGGCTACCGCGTTTCTCTAAGGCAAGAGAATGTGCGGTATATAACGAAGCGCAAATGCACACCCTCCTGGGGGCATTTGCGGCCGGAGTGCCTATCTGAATTTCCTGATAGGTACGAACGCTTTCTGAAAGCGTCCAGGGCGAATTTGTAACTCGCTCACAGATGGGTAGGAGGGGC